AACTAATGGTTGGAAAACTGACAAGCGATTTCGAGTTGAGCGCTTCACGCATAGCAGTGTTGCTGAATGCATCACCATATCAGACGCAGAATGATCTGCTGGCTGAGATGATCAAGATCGATGAGGGTGGCGAGCCAACGCGCATACCGCAGAACGAACTGATGGCGTGGGGTGACAGGCTGGAAGGTATCGTGTTGACCGAAGCCGCAGCCCGGCTTGGCCTGACCAACGTCGAGACAGAGTTTACTGAGGCGGTCAAGCACGATCACCTGCCACTGGCCGCGTCGCTTGACGGCGTTGGCTGTGGCAAGGGTGACATCATCGCAAACCTAAACAAGGGCATCTATACGCCCGGCGCATCCCGCGTCAACATCACTGGCCTTGGTTGCCTTGAGGCAAAGACGACGCAGGCAATGGCGGAAGATCTGCCACCGGCACACCGGGGGCCATTGCAATTGCAAGCCCAAATGGCTTGTACTGGCTATGCGTGGGGTGTTGTGGCTGTGCTTTATCGTGGCTCAGAACTGCGTCTGTTTGTCTATCAGGCTGACCCGGCGGTGCAGTCGCGCATCATGCAGGCGGTGCATGACTTTGAGCAGCGCCGCAAGAACAAAGACTGGTATGAGCCGGTCAGCGCCGAAGATGCGGCGACTGCATACAGCCGGGTGGACGATGGCGCACCGCCCATCGAACTCGCCAGCGAGCAGGCGCGTGAATGGCTGAACCAGCTAGTCGTCGCCAAGCGCAACAAGGCCGTGGCTGAACAGGACATCGATGAGGCAAGCGCCGCCATCATGCAGATAATGGGCAGCCACAAAGAGGCCGTCGGCACTGTCGGCAATCAGATGATCAAGGTCACTTGGCCGGAGCGCCGGTTCAAGGCACAGCCGGAGCGCATCGTCCCGGCCAAGCCTGAGACTGTCGCACGTCAAAAAACTCTAACCATAAAGGAACTAAACTAATGCCCCGTCCTCGCGATTACAGCGCCACTGAGCGCGTCTATGAAGCGATAGTGTCATACACTGCCAACAACCCCTACCCGCCGTCACAGAGCGAAATAGCGGCGATGGTGGGCAAGAGCCGCACGGCAGTCGTCAAACAACTTGTGCATTTGGTTGAGGCCGGGCGCATTGAGATACCACTGGGACGCCATCGCGGCATCAGGGTGGTCAAATGAGGGTGCCAACCAAAGAAGAGATCAAGCAGGCGTTGAAGATCCCCAAGGTCACGCCGCCGCTTGACAAGCTAGGCCGGACGAACAGGGCAACCACCAGCAAGAGCATGATGCTCAAGATCAGAGAAAAAAGCCCTGTTAAATAGTTTTGAGGCGGTGAACCCACCAGCGCGAACCCTACAGCCGCAGTGCTGAATGGGAACCAACGGTCTTAGTAGACCGCCTCAAATCCCAATCTCCCTGACCCCTCGCTTCGGCGGGGGGTTTTACTTTTTCTTGTTCTGCAAACTCTCCACAGCGCCAGCCCCAAAATAGAAACCAAGTATGATCATCATAGCCCAGTTAATACTGAACTGTTCCATCACTTGTGTTACCGCGTCCGGGTCACCAGTGCCAGCGATAGTCATCGTCAACACGATGATGTAGCTGGCAAGAAACGTGAAGCCAAACATCAGCGCCAGAAATCTTTGTGCTATCTTGAATGGCGCGTATGCCTGCATGATCTCGACACGCTGTTTGGTTTTGGCCGCGATCTCTTCTTCAGTGCTTGTGTGCATGTCATCAATCAGCTTCATGCCCTGCTTGATGACACTGTCAGACCCTAAAATTTTTCCTAATACGCCTAGCATCACTCAATCCCCAACATTCTTGATAAGCCAAATACTTCCATTAGCATAAACGTAAAAAACAAAAGTAACACGCCGCCAGCGATTAGCTTGCCGCTAAAATTTGTTGAGCCTATTTTTATAGCCACAAACTCGTTGCCCAAAATTCTAAGCACAAGCTCAAAACTGTTTTCGCCAACCGCAATAGACAGCGGCTTTTTTTCGTCAGCCATCAATAACTCCACACGTTGGGGCGTGGGCCACCCTTGAATGTGTCGAGGTGCAAGAACCGGCCTGACCCCTTTTGTGCCACGCCAATGCCAGTGAAGCCGTGCTTGAATGCCAGCTTCATCAGTTCGTAGCAATCAGTGCCAGCCACTGCCACGTCAACTGCTATGCCTCTGGTGTGGACACCCGGCGCTGCCTTGCTTGCCTCGACGCTGTGTTGCGGCGAGCGGTAGGCGCTGGTGATTGTCATTGGCTTGCCATATTCATCGCGTAATGCCTGCAATTTTTGCATGAAAACTTCAGACATCTTGCAGTCTCCGGTTTCACTGCACCGCATTTCGGCTTCGCTAAAACTTGGGTAATCTTTCCAATTCATCGTCTCATCTCCAAAACGTCAGCAACCATTTTATCCCAACTATCCATCTCCGCCCGGCGCGTGAATGCAGACGGCACGATGCGTCGTGTCTTGAACGACACTGCGCTGATGGGCAGCCACAATACCAGTCGCTCATCGGGGTTACACAAGGCCAAAGCATCTGCGTCGCTCCTGTTCATTAATCGTTTACCGCCGCCGCCCTTGCAGCAATTAAAGTGATACGACGGTGCGCGTCGTCTAACCTCTTTGTGAATGTTGGCCGTCTTCACTTCAATCCTTATAAAGCAGTCATCCTTAAACGCCAACAGGTCAATGCCGTCTTGTGGGCAATGCGACACAGCCCAGCCATTGTCGATCACTGATGCTGCGGCGATCATCTCACCCATCAGGCCGGTTGATGTTGCATTCACCTAGTCGCCATCCACACTATAGCTATCAACACAGCCACTGTCGCAGTACCCAATACAACAGCCCCAATAATCTCTATGAGTTTTTGACGCATCTCCTGCTGTTTGTAAATCATCTCTTGGCGCTCACGCCGGATGCGCCCCTCAAGCTGTATCAGGTCAGCCCAAGCCTGTGGGCCGTAGGTCATGTTGAGAAATGTCTTTAACTCTTGTCGCTGTGCCTCTAATCGCTTTTTGGCGGCATATGCATTTAGAGCGGCGGCTTCAACGCTGTCGCCTGACATTATCTTTTTAAACAGGGGCGGGTTCTGTGATTGCTTGACGGCCTGATCAATGTCACTGGCGCACTTCATCCAGCGCGACACGTCATTGATGCAGCTTTCCAGATCCCGGCCTGCCGCGCACATTTGTTTGATTGTGTTGAATGCTGCTGTGGCTCCGCTGATGGCTGCGCCTATGGTGATGGGATCCATTGTGTGAGCCTGCCCCCAGCTAGCGGTTTGCATTTAAATGAGCGCGGCATGATTGCGCCTTTGTGAATTTCTGCAATCTGGTTGCCCATCTCATATGCTCTGGCTTGGCACCGTTCTCTTGTATGGGGGCCAGTCGTGTCGTGGTACTGCCAGCAAGTCTCTGGGTATGCGACGCTGCAAGCCAATACGATAACTTTAAACATTTTTCCGCAAAGCCTTGCGGATGCGTATTACCAGCAGCACAATACCAATCAAGCCAGCAACAAGCGTCACCCACTCATTCAAAGCATGAAGCCACACAGGGCTAGTAATTGCGCCAGCGGCTAGAGCAATGTCGGTGTGAGCATCGTTGTCCATTAACTTATATCATCCCAAGTTTGTGTTGACTCGTTCCACTCATGCGGATTGCCATCAGCAGGGTAGGCAACAGGCGGCTCATATTTGTATGTCGTGGTGTTTAGAGTCCACGATGCGTAATCAGTTGGCATGATAAAAGCATCAGCCGTTACATCATAATGACCGCCGACTGTTACATAATTATAACGCTTTGCAGCCTCACCATTAACGTCTTTGAAGGCTTCAATCCAAGTGCCAGGTGTAGTGTCAATAAATGTGTTGAAGAAATCTGCATCAGCAACAATGCTCTCAGTAACAATTCCATTCACAACTTTGTTATAAATAGCCATACCTACCTCACGCCGTGTAACTGCCAGATGCAGTAAATTTCATAATTGTGTTTGAGCCACTTGTTGTGACAGTCGGTGAACCTGTTGTTGTTCCAGTGTAATTAATTGTCGGAACGCTGATGATAACAACCCCGTTGCCGCCATCGCCGCCAGTACGGTCTTGACCACCGCCGCCGCCTCCGCCGCCAGTTCCATCGGTAGCATCTGCGCCAACAGCGAAACCACCGCCACCATTGCCGCCGCCTCCGTCACCGCCTATGCCACCGGCTGATGAAAAGGCACCACCGCCACCACCACCTGCATAAAATACCGCAGAGCCTGTGATTGAGTTGGATGTGCCATCACCGCCGTGTGCTACGCCAACGCCTGTTTGACCAACTTGGCTTGCACCACCACCGCCGCCTCCAGATGCACTAGCACCTGAACCTGCTGCATTTCCACCTGCGTTACCTTGACCTGATGTACCAGCGGCACCAGCGGTTCCTGCGTTACCGCCACCACCGCCACCTGAACCACCCGAAACTGGAGGGTGAGCAGATGAGTAACCGCCTCCACCGCCTCCGACTGCTGTGGTTTCGCCAGTAAGTGAAGTGTCACCGCCCGTGCTACCTATGCCAGAT